CTCTGACGTGATCATGGACACTCACGAAGACCCAATCATGAGAGAGGCCGTGGACATCCTCGGTGAGCAGGCTGCAGTCCTGATTGAGAAAACTCGTTACAACGTCCTGAAGGCTGGTACCAATGTCTTCTACTCGAATGCCGACACCAGTCGTGCAGCCGTTGACGTTGTGTTTAGCCTGAACGACCAACGGAAGGTAACCCGGTTCCTGAAAAGGCAGCTTGGTAAACCTATTACATCTGCCGTCAAGAGCACTCCTGCTTTTGGTACAGAGAGTATAGCCCCTTCCTTTATCTGCATCGTGCACCCCGACCTGGAACCTGACCTTCGTGCTATCAGTTCTTTCGTACCGGCTGAGAAATACGGATCGATGACTCCTTGGGACGGTGAGATTGGCAAGATTGAAGATGTCCGTTATCTGATGTCTACCATCATCGAACCTTTCTTGGGTGCTGGTAACTCCGGTGGTTCTAACGTCCTCACGACGAATAGTAATGCCGACGTTTATCCGATGCTGTATCTTGCCCGTGATGCTTACGGGATCGTGGCCTTCAAGGGTGCTAATGCTCTGACCCCGATGGTTGTCAATCCTAAAGCTTCCGATTCTGACCCACTGGCTCAGAGAGGACACGTTGGCTGGAAAGGTTACTCTGCCACTATCATCCTGAACGACTTCTGGATGTGTCGTCTTGAAGTAGCCGTTTCCGATCTGTCGTAATCTGTAACTTTTATTAACTTGGAGAGGGCAGGGCTTGGCTACCCCCTGGCCTTGCCCCTCCTACTAACTATCATCGATGGAAGGATCGTGATATGAAAAACTATATGAGCATGAAGGACGTTGAATTAGTCGAGTTGATGGACAAGTACGAATTAACGAAGGATGACTTCCTGGCCCCCAACGGCTCAGTCAATCGAAAGAAACTCTCCAACATTTTAAGACTCATTGATGTCAATGCAGGTAAAGAGAAGGAGGCTGTTGTCATCACCGAGGAGGGTAACGTCGAGGAGCACAAACCAACCACGAAATTACATAAGGGCCTCAGTGGTATGATGGTACAAATTACCTTCTACAACACTGACGAGAACGACCTACCCTACGTACAGATGGCACTCAACGGTATTGCCCTCATCATCCCCCGGGAAAAGATGGTTTGGATTCCCAAGGAGTTTATCGATGGTGTTCTTCAAAATGCTATTGCAACCAAAATGAAAATGGATGTGGACCGTGATGGAAAGATCAGGTACATACCAAAACAAGTCCCTCGTGTACAGCACACCGTGCATGACATTAAGCACATCGACGTGCTCCGTAAAGAGTACGACGAGGAGAAAAAAGGAAAATAACCTATGGCATTCACAGCAAACGACTACATAGTTGATGCTGCTGATATCTATGGTGACACCGGTTATGATCGTGTAACCTCGGCAACGTGGATCAAGTACTTGAATGCAGCTATTCGAGCCTTGATCCTCGTACGTCCCGATGCTGGTGCCGTCACTGAGTCGGTAACATTATCTGCAGGAGTAAGGCAGTCATTACCCACGGCAGGCTTAAGACTCTTGGACATAACAAGAAACATGGGCACCGATGGATTAACGGCTGGTAAGATCATTACACCTGCAAAAAGAAGTCACATAGATTTTGCAAACCTGCTGTGGCCTGCTGGGACAGGGGATACAGCTATTGACAATTTCTCTTACGATAAAGAGAACCCAGAAATATTTTATGTAACACCTCCCGTTCATGCCACCACTGTGGTCCAGGTTGAGATGGTATCGTCTCAGCTACCTACTGCTGTTTCAACCACAGCCAGTGTAACTGGAACCAATAGTATATTCTTCGAACCTCTTGTCCAGTATATGTTGTACAAAGCATTCATTGCTGACGACGAGGACGTTGAGTTTAGCAAGGGCATGACCTTCCTACAAAACTTCTTTAACTTACTGCAGGTTGATATGGCAGCTTCAAGTGCTGCAGGACCTGAGACAAAGGAATAACCTATGGCTACTGCATCTGCTGGGTATGTACTCTTCGATGTGTTCCTACCCGAGATTCTCCAGTACTGCTCTGGTGCTCCGTCTATAATGATCCGGACACACGTTCTTAGTACAACCATTGAATTTTTAGAACGTACCCTGGCCCTCAAGAAAGAACCATCTGCCTTTCAGCTTGAGGAAGATAAGAGCACGTACACCTTGAAGTACACGGGAGATAAATATCGTGCCATTGCTGTGGACAACTGTCGTATTGATGGCAACGACTTACCTATGCTTAGAACAACCGAAAAGGAAATGGATGCTGAGTTTAATAACTGGAGAGAGACAACGTCCAGTAAACCAACCCGATACTTCCTTGAGGATGAGACAAATAAAATTAGATTCTGGCCTACACCCAGTGCAGATGTTACTGACGACCTTGAGCTTGTCACACGGGTTACGTACAAGAGGGATCAAACAGAAATAGATGAGCACATCTACGAGAAGTGGCATGAGCACATCCAGGCTGGTGTAGTTTCACGGCTACTATTGATTCCCACAGCCTCATGGTATAACCCACAGCTTGCTGGTAGCTTTGCACGAGCTTACAGAAATGGTGTCCGTACTGCCAGGAAAACAACCTTGACCGGCACCGGTAAATACCCTGGTCGGATCATACCCCAGGACTTTATAGTGATGGGATCAAATGCAATTAAGAGGAGTGGATCATGGCTGTAAAATTTGCAAACAATGCCGAGAGTACCCTGGCCTCTGGCATAACCTCAGGTGCCACGACACTGACGGTTGCTGCTGGTGAGGGTAACAACTTCCCTATCGTTGCTGGTGGGAGTGGAGATTACTTCTACTGCACCCTGGTGGACGTATCCGGTAACAGAGAAATAATTAAGGTAACCACACACACCTCCGGTGATGTGTTCCAGGTAATAGAACGAGGGGCAGACGACACCTCAGGTACGGCCTACTCCACGTCTGACAAGATTCAGCTACGTTTACCCAAGATTGTGCTTGAAGCTTTTCGGGACGACATAGCAACGAATGCTGCAGACATAGTAACGAATGCTGCAGACATAGCCACAAACGTGGCTGACATAGCAACCAATACTGCTGACATTGCAGCCAATGCTCTGCTACTTCTGGCACCGTCAGGTCTCAAGATGTACTTCTACGAGAACGTGGCACCGACTGGCTGGACACTTGATGCAGGCCCGGCTGATAGCCTACTTGCTATTAAAGGTGGGGCACAGGACTATAACGACACGGGTGGTCAGGTACTTGGCTCGTGGACCCCAACAACCCATACACATACAGGCCCAAGCCACACACATACCGGGCCGTCACATACTCACACCGGCCCAAGTCACACCCACACGATGGGTACCCATAATCACATGTGGTATAATTTTATTGGGTCATCATCTAACGATCAGTCGTTTGCCTCAAATGGAAGTGGTCAGGCTATCACTGGAACAAACAACACTGGCTATGACAAAATCTCGGTACACGATGGAACGATTGGTGGTAGCTCAGTTAAAAAGATGGATCAGGATGCCTACACAAACAATGTCGATCCAGGTAACACCAATGCTGGTGGTACCGGAGCAACGGGTGCCAGTGGAACAGGAGCAACCAGTGCTTCAGGAACAGCAGCCACTGGATCATCCAGTGCACCGTCTACGGACAGGCCTCAAGCAGCCGTGGGTATCATAGCAACCAAAGACTGATAACATTTAAATTACAGGGGGAAATATTATCATGGCTAAAAGACAAGACACATGCACCAAAGAGAAATGTCCATTTTGGATTCGATATAAGGACCAGTGCCCCAACTACGTTGAGGGTTTGTGGAAAACAAACGAGGGTGACACGTATGCTACGGCAGACTGTGCACCCAAACGAACCATGATCCTTACCCAGCAACTGTACGACTTTATGTTTGGCATGAGAATTGACTATGCCAACGTTCGTAAGTCAAACGTTCAGGTTCTTAAACAGTTAGGTGCTCTCGAAGGCCTGGAGTTTATTGAGGGTAAGGTTGAGGAACCCAAACTAATAGAGGAAAAAACAGATGGCAAAGATACAGATTAATGAGTTCAAAGGTATCATGCCCAAGGTGGCTAACGATAAGCTGCCACCCAATATGGCCCAGACTGCCCTTGACCTGAAGACAGCAACCGGTGAGCTTAAAGCCTACCGTAAGTCTACAGCAAGCACAGCCTTAACTGGCTCTGCTTACAAGTCATTGTTTGAGTACCTGGAGGGTGGTAACAACCATTGGGTTTACTACAACAACATTGTCCACTGGGTTAGATCACCAGTAGCCAACGACACCTGGGAGAGAATGTACTTTACCGGTATGCCTGCTCAAAAGTCAAAGGGTACGGTGACCTTCACCGATGGCATGACGGATGGTGAAACCTTAACCATAGGCTCAGAGACATTTGAGTTTGACATAGGTGACGATGGTGTCGGTGGTGGTAACACCGAGCTCGGCACGGCTGCAACCACAACGAAAGAACTGTGTGCAGCAGCCCTGGCAGCTAAGACCCCAGCAGCAGCCGTTACGTTTACAGACAACCTTGACGGCACGGTGACAGTGGAAGCTACGACAGCCGGTGTAGCCGGTAATACTATAGCCTTCTCTAACTCGGGTGCTCACATCGACACGGATACGTACAATGCCACAGCCTTCCTTGGTGGGACCTTTGTGGGTACAGCAGCCAATGAGTATGCAGCCTTCGTTAACGATCTTCAGGGTGCAGGAACATTTGACTTTACCACAGACTTCTATTACCCAGGTGCTCCATCTGGTTCAGCCCCAACGGTTTCACCACAAGTAGCAGGAGCATTATATATAGCCTACTTCTACACCTATGTTAGTCGATACGGTGAGGAGGGTCCTCCAAGTTCATTGGGTGAGTCAAGTACCAATACTCTTAATGGAAGAAATGATATCGATGACATTGACTACCCCGATGCAGCCGACGAGCATCTGATCACAAAGGTGGGAACAAATCGTCCGTACGTAAAGCTGTACAGAACAGCCGACGACGGTGCTGGCAATGCTGATTTTCTTCACGTGCTTAATGCCTACTGGTTTGATTCCACTGAGACCTACGTTGCTGGTGAGTATGTATTCTACGGTGGTGCTGGAACCTATGATCTATACGAGTGCACAGTTGGTGGTACTGGAACCTGGGCTGGTGGCACACATACCTTTGTACAGGGTGAGTCTGTTGATGTGGCTGACCTTGGATCGGTTGGTGACTCCACGTTCTACGACAGAGCCCCAGATGGTCTTACCGGACTACG